GAGGCATGGGATGCAGTCCATGGATTGTCAGAATCTTTCCAGTATTACTTATTGAAATCTTCGAATCGGATTGCACAAGAGAAAGGTCATTGTGAATACTTTGGTAGAACTAAGTATGCCGATGGTATTCTTCCAATTGATACATACAAAAAAGAAGTTGATGAGATTTCATCTCAGGGGTTAGAACATGATTGGGAGGGTCTTCGGGCATCTATCAATACCTTTGGTCTACGGCACTCAACACTGTCCGCACAGATGCCATCGGAAAGTAGTTCCGTTGTGTCAAACGCAACCAATGGAATCGAACCACCTAGAGACTACTTGTCCATTAAGAAGTCAAAGAAAGGGCCTCTTAAGCAAATTGTTCCTTCCTACCAGACACTGAAGAATAACTACACACTTCTGTGGGAGATGAAAGATAATACAGGATACATTAATATTGTTGCTGTGATGCAGAAGTTCTTTGACCAAGCAATTTCTGGTAACTGGAGTTACAATCCAGAGAACTATCCTGACAATGAAGTCCCTGTTTCTCAGATGGCAAATGACCTTTTGACTACATATCGTTATGGTTGGAAAACAAGTTATTATCAAAACACTTATGATATTAAAACTGATGAAGTAGTTGAAGAATCAAAACAAGACCTCCAAGAACTTCTTCAAGAACTTTCTGATGCCGACGAAACAATTTGTGATAGTTGCTCTATCTAATGAAAGTGTAAAAACCTATTATTATAAATAGTAATAGGTCTTAATAGTATCTATGTCTGGACGCATTTATTTAATAACCAATAAAATCAATAGTAAAACTTATGTTGGTAAAACCACAAAATCTTTATCAACAAGATTTTACAACCACTTGTATGCTTCTAAAAATGGTTCGACAACTTATTTTCATAATGCATTAAAAAAGTATGGTGATGATAGTTTTATTATTGAAGAATTGGATAGGTACGATGTTGATATTCTTGGTGAAAAAGAAATTGAATGGATTTCAACATTAAAGCCAGAATATAATCAAACTCTCGGTGGTGATGGTGGAATTCTTGGATATTCTCATACAGAAGAAACAAAGAAACTTCTATCATCAAAAAGAAAAGGTAAATTTCTTGGAGAAGAAAATCCATTCTATAATCAAACACATACAGAGGAACAAAAAACAAAGTGGAGTAAAATGAGAAAGGGGCAACCATCTCCTTGTGGATTTACAGGAAAATCCCACAAAGAGGAGAGCAAAAGTAAGACATCTCAAACACTAAAAAATAGTCCAAATGTAAAAAGAACCAAAGTATTTCAGTATGATATTGAAGGAAATTTTTTAAGGGAGTTTCAATCTATTAGTGATGCTTCTAAATTTGTAGAAACAACTCCTTCTAATATTAAATATACTTGTGAAGGAAAATTTAAGCACTGTAAAGGATATAAATGGACTTATGAAAACTAAATATGGTAAATAGGTTTCGTAATGGGTGGGTGCCAAACGAAGACCAAGACTGGAAACAATGGAGGAATAGTCTCAATGTCAATGGAATTTAAGGTTACAGCAGTGGGTACTAATAATACCATGAGTACAGTGAAGGGAATGACGGTATTTAATACTGAAGTTCACGATGCCAAGAAACAACCAATGTTTTTTGGTAAACCCTTAGGGGTTCAAAGATATGATTCATATAAGTATCCAGTCTTTGATAAACTTACAACACAGCAGTTGGGTTACTTCTGGAGACCTGAAGAAGTATCTCTGCAAAAGGATAGGGCAGACTATCATACATTGAGAGCAGAACAGAAGCATATCTATACTTCTAATTTGAAGTACCAGATCATGCTTGACTCTATTCAGGGTCGTGGTCCTGGTATGGCATTCATTCCATACTGTTCTCTACCTGAACTAGAGGCATGTATGGAAGTCTGGGGATTTATGGAGATGATCCATAGTCGTTCTTACACATACATCATCAAAAATATCTATCCAGATCCTAGTGATATCTTTGATCATATCATTACAGATCCTAGAATTTTGGAGAGGGCAAAGAGTGTAACTGAATCCTATGATTCGTTTATCAACAGTGCTCAATCCTGGGGTAATGGTGAACTGTGGTCAACTGATTTTAGAGATACTCATGTGTCTCAGGACAGTATCAAAGATGTAAAACGTAAACTCTTCAGAGCAGTTGCGAATGTTAACATTCTTGAGGGTATCCGCTTTTATGTTTCTTTTGCTTGCAGTTTTGCATTTGGAGAACTCAAACTTATGGAGGGAAGTGCAAAAATTATTTCCCTCATTGCCAGAGATGAAAACCAACACCTTGCAATCACCCAGAACATTTTGAACAAGTGGGCTGCAGGTGATGATCCTGAAATGAAACAGATCATGAAGGAAGAGGAAGAGTGGTTGTATGCAATGTTTGATAATGCTGTCAATGAAGAGAAGAGATGGGCAGATCATTTGTTCAGAGATGGTAGTATGATTGGTCTCAATGATGCTCTACTCAAGAAGTATGTTGAGTGGGTTGCCAATCGTAGAATGAAAGCCATTGGTCTTAAACCTGTCTACGATGTTGCTGCCAAGAATAATCCTCTTCCTTGGACACAACATTGGATTTCTTCTAAGGGTCTTCAAGTTGCACCTCAAGAAACAGAGGTTGAATCATATGTCGTTGGAGGTATCAAACAGGATGTCAAAAAAGACACCTTCGCAGGATTTCAGCTATAAGTTTGAACACCACTGGGGTGGCGAAGATAACTGGTATACCAAGAGCAAGAGATGGGCGAACAAACAAAAGTTCCCCATCAATCATCTTGCCCTTGGTATTTTGGAGTGGTTGCGTGAAAAGTGGATTGATGGTAGAGTGGAGATGGAGATGGCATCCATCGATAAACAAGTCAAACACATTGGAGAAATCTGGGAAAAGGAAGATGAACAAAATCGACCCAAAGCAGAGATCATGGAGGAGGGAGTATTTGGAGAGGAAGGCTGGTCTATCAGCATTTCAAATCCAGTTGTTGACCGAGGGACCCAAGAAACTGACGGACGCTTGGGCATTGGGAGCGATGAGACGCGACTGGGAAATGCATTTCCAGACCCGTGGGATGGAGACTGGAACGATGGAGTCTACACCTGGGAACGAATAAATAAGGAGAGATCATCATGAATATGTGGCAAAGAATAAAGAATATTCAAATCCCTGGATCTATCGTGGCAGCGTCTTTGACGGGAGCGATATTGGGGACTACTATGGTTTTGTTTACCGTATTACCTGTAGCGCCACCAACCGTTCGTACATCGGAAGAAAGTATTTCTGGCAAAAACGAAAGCCTAGAGATACTGGTGGAACTACCAAACGGAGAAAAGTTACGTCTGAGAGCAACTGGCGTAACTACTTCGGAAGTTCTGATGAACTTAAGGCGGATGTTGCAAAGTACGGGCGGGACGCTTTTAGTAGAGAAATTCTGAGTCTACATGAGACTCCTGGTAGAACTAACTATGAAGAGACCCGTCAGCTCTTTCTTCATAATGTTCTGACAGAAGCCTTGACAGATGGTACACCTGCCTTCTATAATAGCAACATTCTTGGCAGGTACTACCGCAAGGATTACTTTGAGTCATCCATGCCTTAAGGCAAGAGATGAATGTAGATTTCAGTTTTTACTTAATGCTTAAATATTTACTTACAGCATCAGTTTCCATGGTCGCTGCACTTCCTTTACAGGCAAGTGCGGCGACTTGTGGTTATGCATCTCATTATGGTGTCGGTGATGGATTTCATGGGAATACCACTGCCAATGGAGAGAGGTATAATGCATATGGTCGTACAGTTGCTCATCGATGGTTGCCCTTTGGTACTAAACTGAAGGTTACCAATCAACGTAATGGTGCTTCTGTGGTCGTTCGTGTGAATGATCGTGGCCCGTATATTCGGGGAAGGGATTTGGATCTTTCTTATGGAGCATTTTCTCAGATTGCTCCTCCATCACAGGGAGAAGCAAAAATTTGCTATAATATCATCTAAATATTGTGCCACTTTATCGGCAATATATGAACGTCGATTTGCACAACTTCTTCAAGTATTATTCTGAAGATAATCAGCAGCATGTTGCTGCTGTTCAATGTCTGGAAGATAATTTGCCAGCAGAGTTTCTGTCTGATGATTCTGAATGGGTCAAACTATTCAGACAGAAACCAAAGTCATCTGTATTGGAAGTTCCATACTTTCCACAGACTGACAACTATAGAGACGGCGAACGTACTTGTAACTCATCTTCCTGTGCTATGGTCCTTGAGTATTTCAAACCAGGAACACTCAAAGGTGCCAAAGGAGATGATTCTTATGTAGAGAAAGTATTCAATGTTGGTGATACAACCGATCATGCAGTTCAAACTAAAGTATTGAACATGTATGGTTTGAAATCATCGTTCCATTATGATCTTACATTTAATGATTTAGATACTGAGTTAGCACTTGGTCGTCCAGTAGTGATTGGTATCTTACATCGTGGTCCTTTATCTGCTCCAAGAGGGGGACATATGTGTGTAGTGATTGGTAAGAAAGGAGAAGATTATGTTGTGAATGATCCTTATGGTTCTCTTAACGACGGATATTCTTCTGATGTGTATAATGGAAGAGGTGCCGTCTACAAGAAATCGGAGCTAGCAGTTCGCTGGTGCCCAAATGGAAAGGATGGTTGGGGGCGTATTTTTAAACCCTAATATTTGACAATCTATAAATATTCTGGTATTATGTCAAAACCCACTTTGTGGGTTTTTTATTATGAGAATATGAAGTTCAATTTAGAGCCCAGGAAGATGCCCCCAGAGATGGTTGCGGTACACCCCTCTTCTATTGGGATGTAGAGTTCTGTTTGGTTTAATGTTTTTAAAAAAGATTTTCGCTGTCACAACAGCTTCATTAGCAGTACTTGGTTGTACCAGTACACATGCTGAGTTGATGAGTGGATCACCAATCCCTGTAGTAGGAAATGTTGGAGATTCATCAAAAATCATTGAACTGGAAGTTGAAACGAAAACCTGGAAATGTCCAACATGTACTCCTAATGAGAAATACGTGTTGGAGCAGATACAAGAAAAAACGAATATTTCTGATAAAAATGCCCTTGCTGCTATTTTAGGTAACATTAAGCAAGAGTCTAACTTTGTACCTAACGTTTGTGAAGGTGGCGCAAGAGTTCCATATAATCAATGTAGAAGGGGTGGTTATGGGTTGATTCAGTGGACATCATCTGGACGATATTATGGTCTAGGAAAGTTCTGTAGTCGGTATGGTTGTGATCCTTCATCACTTCAAGGTCAAACTCGTTATATGATTAACGAACCACAGTTTCAAAAACTTCTTCCAGAGTTTGAGGGGCATGGATGGTCGGTTGCACAATACATGGTTCCATCGTATTATTGGTTGGGTTGGGGTATCAAAGGATATCGTGAACAGTATGCTTACGATTATAGTAAAAAAATGGTATGGGTGTGATTTATGCTTGTAGACGATTCTTTAGTATTTGACAATAATGTTTTTGAAATAAACGAAGACCCAATAATTACTACAATCGATACAGAGATTGCTAAAATAACAACGATTGATAACTTTTATAAGGACATAGATGGAGTTACGGCACAACTTCCAAAAATGCCTATAAGTTTAATCTGGGAACAACCAGATAATAACAAAACTTTTATTGATGCAAGAAAAGTATACAAATCAAATATGCGTGGGACAACACTTCCATATGCATTTGATGGGTCATTGCATACGTTGTTGTCAAATATCATTGAGTTTCCTCCAGAAAGAATGGATATCAGTAAAGAATTTACTGTAAATTGTTTCTCATATACTGAAGACTTTGAACCATTTCTAAAGGACAACTGGTATGGGTGTCATCGAGACGACCATGATATTCTCCCGTTGAATGGTGTTTCTGCTACAGGTCAAGTTGCGATTGTGGTTTTTCTAAATGAACACTATGAGGAAGGTGAAGGAATGAACTTCTATGACGTTCCACCTGGTGTAAAAACAAACATTCGGTGTAAAAAATCTGAAGTTAAACAGATACATAGTGTACAGGGTAAAAAGAATCGTGCAGTTCTTTTTGACTCTCAGTTTCCTCACGGACAACACACACCCACAACTCAGTTCAAGAACGAAATGAGATACACTCAGGTCATTTTCGTTCCATTGTACTAAGGCCCTTGACACCAGTCAGGGTTTACCTTATACTATAAAGGTGAGGGAGACACTTTAATAAGTGTTATAAACTCAAAAGAAAACTTAATGGCATTATGTCCTAATTGCCATTGGGAGTATGATCACAATCTGTGATTAGTTTGCCCCGTTAGCTCAGGAGACAGAGCACGTTCCTTCTAAGAATGCGGTCGGGGGTGCGAATCCTCCA